AGCCAGCAGTGATCAAGCGCGTCGACAGAGGCAAGAACCACTGGTACATCGACACCGACACCGGCCAACGAGTCCCAGGCGTCACCAGCTTCACCGACAAGGGCATCCCCAAGCCCGCCCTCATCAACTGGGCAGGCAGCGCCACCGCCGAATATGCCGTCGATCACTGGGACGAACTATCAGAACTCAGCCCGTCGGTTCGGCTCAAGACCCTCCAGGGCGCCCGCTATGCCGCCAAGGACGCTGCCGCCAACAAGGGCACCAAGGTCCACGACCTGGCGCAGCGGCTCGTTCACGGCGACCAGGTCACCGTCCCCGACGAGCTCACCGGACACGTCGAATCGTACGTGCGGTTTCTCGACGAGTTCGACGTCCGTCCCATCCTCGTCGAGCAGACCATCCACAACGCCGCGCACAACTACTGCGGCACCTTCGACCTGATCGCCGACCTGCTCGACCCGGACGATCCCGAACCGGACCCAGAGCAACGGCGCCGACTGACCTGGCTATTGGACATCAAAACCAACCGCACCGGCATCTACGGCGAGACCGCTCTACAGGTCGCCGCCTACCGCTACGCCGAATCCTGGATCGACGAGGACGGCGAAGAACACGACATGCCCGAGGTCGACATGGCCGGCGCCGTGTGGGTCCGCCCCGACGGGTACGACCTCGTGCCACTCGAAGTCGACGAAGTCCAGTTGCGCTACTTCCTCTACGTACAGCAGATCGCCGAGTTCATGGAGGTCTCCCGCGACCTCGTAGGCGAACCGATCCGCAGTCCATACGAGAGCACTTACCGACTCGTCCGGGAGGGCGCATGAGCGAGAACCCGACCAACCTGGCCGCCGCCCTCGCGGTGCTGCAGACCAAGCTGCCAGAGATCAAGAAGACTGAACGCGCCGACGTGACGACCACCAAGGGCAGCTACTCGTACACGTACGCCGGCCTGGCCGGCATCAGCGCGCAGATCATGCCCATGCTCGGCGAGCTCGGACTGTCGTTCATCGCCACCCCGAAGTTCTCCGGCGACCGGTTCGTGCTCGCCTGCTCACTGCTGCACACCTCCGGCGACCGCGAAGACGGCGAGTACCCGCTGCCGTCGACCGGCACCCCCCAGGCGCTCGGCTCGGCCATCACGTACGGCCGCCGTTACACGCTGTGCGCCATGACCGGAGTCGCGCCAGAGGACGACGACGACGGCGCCACCGCAGAGGCCGAGGCGCAGGCTGGCAGGGGAACCGCTCAACGTAGCACCCGCCCCCGACAGAGTCGGCCGCCGCAGCCGAACGACCAGGCGCGCACGGCTCAGCGGACACAACGAGCAGCCGCCCCACCACCACTGCCCGGCGAGGAACGGCCACAGACAGACGGACAGAAAGGCAAGATGCACGCCCTGTTCACCGAGCACGGAATCACCGGACACGACGCCCGCGTCACATTCGCCGCGAAAGCCCTCGGTCATCCGGTCGAGTCCACGGCGGACCTCAACTACGACGAGACCTCGACCGTCATCGACTGGCTCAACAGAGGCCCCGGCGGGAAGCAGCCCGAGCAGTCCAGCCTAGACGAGCCCGCCGACAACCCCGGCTTCGGTGAGCAGCCGTGACCGGCGACTACCGCACCACCCGCAACGGCATCACCGTCGAAATCCAGCACGACTGGATCGCCCGCCCACCCGAACGGGACATCGCCCCGGTCGGGCTCGGCATGTGCGAGTTCTGCGAGTTCGACGTGCTCGCCGGCAGCGAGATCGCGTCGGTCAACGACGGCAGGTACGCGCACTTCGACTGTGTGCCGTGGGGCGATGAGGAGGACGACGATGACCAGTGAGACTCGGTATTGCCCAACCTGCAAGAGCACAGTCCTGACGTTCGACCCGCCGATCGAGATCGAGCCCTACGAGCCGTGCGGCGAACTCAAGCCCGGGACCTACGCGACAGGCCGCGTCCCGTTGCCGACCTGCTTCGAACCGAAGGGCCACGATGGCGACCACGTCGCCGAGATCGAATACACCGAGACGTGGCCACCGTGACTCCCGCCGAGCTCGCCACCGCCGACCTGGCCCGCCGCGCCTGGAAAATCCTCGCCCGCATGCGCTGGGAAGACCCCGACGTCACCGCCGCCAGACGAGCCGAACTCGACCACGAACTGAGCATGCGGGCACGACGGCAAAGGCGGGAGAAGAGGGCCGAGGCGATGCGAAATGTGGCCTAAGAACGATGGTTCTCAAGATCCAACATAGAAGTGGATCTCCAAAACATGGTTACAGAATGGTAACAGCGAAGAAGTGGATCACTTGAGAGGGGTGAAAACGTGCCGCGAATCCGCACAGTCAAGCCCTCGTTCTGGGGCGACGAACGGGTCGCCGAGCTCTCCAGGGAAGCTCGTCTACTGTTCCTTGGCTTGGTCTCAATGGCCGACGATGAAGGCCGATTCCTCGCCAGTCATCAGGCCATCGCAGGATACGTGTTCCCGAATGATGAGGATGTTACGGGTCGCCGCCTACGGAACTGGCTCGATGAACTCGCAGGTCAGGGCATGGTTGTGCTGTATAACGGCGGCCGGGTTCATTGCGGCGCCATCCCCAAGTGGCGAAGGCATCAAAAGATCTCGCATCGCCAGCCGTCCTCGTTACCGCCACCTCCACACGACGGGCTGTTTCCGGAATGAGACCGGAATCGCTCCGGAACGATTCCGGAACGCTGACGGAGCGAATCACGGAATGAGACCGGAGCCGCTCTGTCAGGAAGGGATAAGGAAGAGGAATGGAAGGGATAACTACTACCTCCAAGACCAATCCGTCACGGAGACCAAGTAAGCCACCAGCCGCCGACGATTGGGCTTGGACATGGACCTGACCGACACCACCCGGCTCGCCGCCATCATCAACTGCATCCGGCCCGACTGGCCACAAGCATCACTCACCACCCACATCGTCAAACACCTGTCCCACCGACCGTTCCGAGACGCACTCATCGCACTCGCCTGGGTGGCCGCCGACCCCAACACCGCCACACCGGCAAGGGTGCTCGAGCACGGGCCGTGGTGGGACGCCGTAGCCGCCGGCAACAACCAGGCAGCGGCCACGCCCACTAACGACCGGCTCGAAGGCCGCTGCAGGTGCGGGTCATGGGTGGTCCACGGCGAACCGCACACCTGCGCCCGACTCGCCGACCCCCACGCTGGCGCCGCCGCAGCCCGCGCCGCCCTGCACGCCGCGAGGAAGAACACGACGTGAGCCAAAACCAGCAGGCCGATATCGCCGACATGGTCAGCGAACTCACCGAGTCCTACACCCACCGCGAGCCCTACTGGGCACGCCACAACGGCACCAACAGCCTGCGCACCTACGCCAGCGACCATCCCAGCCTCCTCAACCAACTCCGCGCCGTCTGCGAACCCGGCCTGCTCGACGACGTCGGCTCCCGTGCCGGCAAGTCCAAGCCACCCGTCGCCCTGTCCGCCCTCGACGTCCTGCTACGCATCGAAGCCGGCTCAGCCGGCTGGATCACCCGCCGGCTACAGCTCACCCCCCGCGACACCGTCGAAGGCAATCTGCACCTGCTCGCCGGCCACCCCACCTACCCCCACCTAGCCGAGCAGGTCAAGTCGTGGTGGCGCATGGCCAGGGTCGAATCCCACTGGGACGGCAGACCCCGTGACCTGCGAGACCCCTGCCCCTACTGCACACACCGGATGCTGCGAGTGGCGTGGGATGTCTCGGCTGCCTGGTGCCGGGAGTGCGGCGCCGACTGGGGTGCCGCCGATGTGGGTGTGCTGGGTGCCATGCTCGACGCCCAGCGTGCCGACTTGACCGGCACGGGTTGAATGCCGCATAGTGGGTGCCGTGGCGGAGGTATGCCCACCCTCAGCCCACTCCTCCCGGCACAGCCCCCGGTTGTAGGCCCCGCATACAGCCCACCGACGTGGCTACCCCGCACCTACCACCTCGTCACCGCATGGACGGCCACCCATGGCAGGACCAACCGACACTACCCGTGCCCAACGCAAGCGCGCCCGACCCCTGCTCCTCGCCAGACTGGCCGCTGCTGGTACCCTGCCCTGCCCCCGGTGCGGCCAACCCATGGCCATCGGGCAACGGCTGCACGTCGGCCACATGATCGACGTCGTCGATGGTGGCGTTCGTTCGCCGCTTCGACTCGAACACGCGAGTTGCAATCAACGAGCAGGCGACCGACGCAGGCGACGGAGAGCAACACGAGTGATCAGTTTCAACCGACCGTGGTGATCCACTTTTTTTGATCACCTTCGACCTGCCGGCCGATACTCGGCTGCTTTCTCTCCCATCAGAATCCCTGGGGTGATCATGGACCGGGAAACCGATCTTCGGGCGGATTACGAAGAGTTGGGCCGGAAGCTGCAGGATGCCGAGGGATCTGCTGCTGCGGCCATCGTCAGGGAGCGGCGGCTGATGTCGTTGGAGTTGGAGCGGATCAGTGCACCGAAGGAGGTTGCTCTTGTCGATCAGTTGGCAGAGCGCCGCGCCCGCTCCAGCATTGGTCGTCCACCCGCCCGCCGCCGCAAATCTGGATGAGGCGCACGCTGCGATCGAGCAGTGGGAGTTCTACAGCCGTAAAGCTCTAGATCCGGCGCAGCGGCTGGCGGTCGAGCACATGATGGCTGTGCAGGCTGACGGGACATGGGCGGCTCGCACTACGGGCCGGGCGGCGTCCCGCCAGAATGGCAAGGGCGATGAGGTCGAGGTTGTTGAGGCGTGGGATTTGACGCAACGGGCGGCGCCGATCGTCCACACGGCGCATGAGATCCCGACGGCGAAGTCGGCACATCAGCGGCTGATCGGCCATCTGGAGGGCCATCGGGATCTGCGCCGCAAGATCAGCAAGGTTCGGTACGCCAATGGTGACCAGTCGATTGAGATGGTGAACGGCGGCGTAATCGTCTACCGGACTCGGACAGCCGGCGGGGGTCGCGGGTTAGACGACATCGCCCGGCTGGTAGTGGATGAGGCTCAGTGGGCGCAGCCGGAGCAGTTGGCGAGCTCGACGCCGATTCTGGCGGTGAATCCGAATCCGCAGACGAACTTCACCGGCTCGGCTGGCATCGAGGGCCGTTCGGTGCAGTGGTGGATGCTGCGTAAGCGGGCGCTGGCTGGTGATGCAGGGGATTTCGCCTGGTTGGAGAATTCGGCCGAGCAGGTCAGTTTGGTTGATGACCGAGTGTTGTCGTTGCGTCCCAACCCGGCTGATGTCGAGGCATGGATTGTGGCGAACCCCGCCTTCCCGGCGCGGATCGCGCCGGGATTTCTGGCTGAGCAATTGCGGACGTTGGGACCGGAGTTGTTCGCCCGCGAGCATCTATGTGTGTGGGACCCGTGCGAGGAAGACGGATTGTCGGTGTTCGGGGCGGGCCGGTGGGAGTCGTGCGCCGGTGGACCTCGCCCAGTGGGGTTGAAGATCGGCGCGTTGGCGGTTGCCGCGTCGTACGAATTGCGGCACGGCACGATCGCCGCGGCGGCTGTGGACGATCCGGATGTGTACGTCAAGCCGCTGCAGCACGGTCCCGGGATTCAGTGGTTGGTGCCTCGAGCGAAGCAGTTGCAAGATGAACATCGCGTGGATGTGGTGATCGACGGGCACGGTCCGGCGGCTGTGTTGATCCCCGCGTTTGAAGACGCCGGTGTTCAACTGCGAGTGATGGACACGGCTGAGGTCCTGGATTCCTGCGCCGGCATCTTCGACTTAGTGCAGGATCGTCTGCTGCATCACGAGTCGTTCGACGACCTGGATAGGGCTGTGGCGGCGGCTGTGAAGCGCACGGTGGGTGACCGTTGGGCGTGGGGCCGACGCCAGTCCGAGTCCGACATTTCTCCATTGGAGGCCGTGACGTTCGCCGCGTGGTGGGCGTTGCAGGTTCAGCGTGTTCTTCCGGCGATCTTCTGAGATGTGAGGTGGGCCATGGGTTTCTGGGATTGGCTCACCGGGGCCGGTGCGACTCCGAACGCGACCGTGGGCGATCCGGACAGTGTCGGGCCGACGTATACGCCGGGCGATCCGGACGGGTTCGAGTTCGCGGATGCCGAGCCGAGCAACAACCGGATGGCCGCGGTGGTCACGTCGCCGTGGGACGGGTGGCCGGCCAGTTGGGCCACCCCCGCATGGGGACAGATGGGCCCGAAGTTCGAGGAGCTCGTGGACACGGCGTGGGCGGCGCTTGACCTGAATGCGTCGGTACTCTCAGCGATGCCGGTGTACCGCACGCGCGGCGGTGTTGTGTTGCCGCCGACGACGTGGATGATGAACCCGGACCCGATGATCTACACGTCGTGGGCCGAATTCGCCAAGCAGCTGTTCTGGGACTACCAGCTCGGCGAGGCGTTCGTGTTGCCGATGGCCCGCGCCGCCGACGGGTTCCCGTACAACTTCCGGGTGATCCCGCCGTGGCTGATCAATGTGGAGATGGCCGGCGGGCGCCGGGTGTACAACTTGGGGTCGCTGGATGTGACGGACGATGTGCTACACATCCGTTACAAGTCCACGACGGACGGCGCGCGGGGTGTTGGCCCGTTGGAGTCGGGCAAGGCCCGGCTGGTCGCGGCCGGTGTGCTGGCCCGGTATGCGACGGAGATCGCTGAGGGTGGCGGTATCCCGTACTATGCGCTCGAGGTGCCGCGGCGGCTGACCAAGACCGAGGCCGATGACCTGCTGCAGCAGTGGTGGGATTCGCGCACCCGGAACCTGGGCAAGCCGGCGGTGCTGTCCGGCGGGGTGACGGCGAAGCAGTTGCAGATATCGCCACAGGACATGGCGTTGCTGGAGTTGGCGCAGTTCAACGAGTCCCGGATCGCCGTGCTACTGGGCGTGCATCCGTTCCTGCTGGGCCTACCATCCGGTGATTCCGTCACTTATAGCAACGCGACCAGTCTCTTCGACTTCCACGATCGGCGATATCTCAAGACAGCGACGGTGCATGTCATGTCGGCGCTGTCCGGGTGGGCGCTGCCGCGGGGCCAGTCGGCCGAGTTGAACCGTGACGAGTACTCGCGTCCGGCGTTCAAGGAGCGGGCCGAGGCGAACGCCATCCTGTTCGATCGTGGCGTGCTTACCGCTGAGGAGTGGCGAACGATGGAGCGACTGGTCGGTACAGAGTCGGCCGAGGCGCTGACAGGAGGTGGCCGGTCGTGACTGAAACCGTCGACCGCGATGCCGATCGGGTGATCTCATCGGAAGTCGAGCACCGTAACGCGACATTGCAGGACGTCGACAAGAAACTTCGACTGGTGGATCTGATCGCCGTCCCGTGGAACGAGGAGTCGGACAAAGTCTTCTGGCGTGGTGAGCAGTGGCGCGAGACGTTCGACCGGCACGCGTTCGACGGGATCGAGAGTCACGCCGGGCGCATCCAGGTGAATCGTGAGCATGTCAAGGGTGACACAGTGGGCAGGGTCGTCAAGGTGGACCCGTCGCATCCTGACGGCCTGTTCACCCGAGTCAAGATGTACTCCACGCCCCGGGGCGAGGAGACACTGACACTCGCCGATGAGGGCGGCGCGTTTCCATCGGTCGGCTATCGGGTCAAGACTTTCAATGACATGCGGCTGGATAAGCGCACCAGATCACGCAAGATTCTTCGGGCCTTCATGGATCATCTCGCATTCGTCGAGGACCCGGCATTCGTAGGGGCCGAGGTGTTGGCTGTCCGAGCGGGACAGCACGGCCTGGTGGTGGCTGAGCGGCCGCTGCCTGAAACACCAGCGCTGGACGAGGCATTGGCGGACGGCGAACTCGCGGACTTCAACGCGTACGTGCTCTCACGCCAATCACAGGACTAAAGCGCATCGCACGACCACCGGCCCCGAGCGGGGGCCGGCATCGACGACTCCGGAGCGCGGGGCGATCGAGGCGTGCTCCTTCATCACATCTCTTTAGAAGGAGTACCCCCAATGGGTGTCAACAGCCAAGCAAACGACGCCATGATCCGGCGTCTCGAGAACGAACTGAACGAGCGTAACGCCTTCGTGCAAGGACTCATCGCCAACGTGCAGGACGCCGAACGTGACCTGAACGACACCGAGAAGTCCAGTCTCGGCGAAGCCCGTAACCGGATGGGCCAGATCAAGGCGCAGATCGACGAACTTGAGGACACCGCCCGCATCGCGCAGGAGATCGCTACCCGCGCCAAGCAGGTCGACCAGGCCATCACCACGGCCCGCCGCAGCGGAGAGTCCAGCCCGGTCGAGTACAAGACGACCGGCGGCTACCTGGCGGACTACATCGCCGCGCAGACTGGGTCGAAGTCGGCGATGGAGCGGCTCGAACTGTTCACCCGCGCCGCCGCCCACCAGAAGACCTCGGACAACCTCGGCGTCATTCCCGACCCGATCGTCGGCGGGGTCCTCAACTTCATCGACGCGGCCCGTCCGCTCGTGGCATTCCTCGGCCCGCGGGACATGCCGTCGGCCACCTGGTACCGGCCGAAGGTCACTCAGCACGCCACGGTCGCCGTGCAGGGATCTGCCGGCGGTGCGGCGGATGAGAAGACCGAGTTGTCCAGCCAGAAGATGACGATCACCCGCCTGACCGGCAACGCCGTAACCTACGGCGGTTACGTGAACGTGTCGCGGCAGAACATCGACTTCTCCTCGCCGTCGATGCTTGACGCGATCGTCAACGACTTGGCTGCGCAGTATGCGATCCAGACCGAGGCTGCTCTCGGCGCGGCGCTGATCGCCACCACGAACACGGTGGAGCTATCCGGGGCGGCTGGCAGCGCCACCGCAGCGCAGCTTGCTGAGGGGCTTTGGACTGCGGCGGCGAACATCTACACCGCCACCAAGGGCCAGGGCCGGGTCGCGCTGGGTGTGCCACCGTCGAAGCTCGGCGCGTGGGGCTCAGTATTCGCGCCGGTGAACCCGCAGAACGCCCAGTCGACCGGGTTCAACGCCGGCGACTTCAACTCCGGTCTGGTCGGCAGTATCTCCGGCATCCCGGTGTACGTGTCCGCTGGGCTTTCCAGCGCACCGGCCACCACTTACGGGATCGTGCTCTCCTCGGCTGCGGTCGAGGTGTATGAGCAGCGGGTCGGTCAGCTGCAGGCCACTGAACCGTCGGTTCTGGGTGTGCAGGTTGCCTACGCCGGCTACTTCACGCCGATGACCGTCGAGACCGGCGGCGTCCAAGAGATCGTGAACGTGACCTGATGATCGTCGACAAGTACGGGCGAGTGGCCGGGTCGATCGACCTGGCCCAGCTCGCCGACCTGTACGCGCAGGCAACGGACGAAGACCTCAAGGCGCACTTCCGGCAGGTCGCTGCCGAAAACGGTGCCAGTTTCGATGAGGCCGAGGCCGAGCCGGAGCCTGAGCCGGCGTCGGAGCCGGCGTCGGAGCCCGCTGAGGTCAAGGCATCGATGGCGCTCAGCAAGGACGAACTGGTCGCTCTTGCCGAGGATGCCGGTCTCGGCAAGCGGGAGGATCTCGAGCAGTTCACTAAGCAGGAGCTGGTCGACGAACTCAAGGCGAATGAGGAGGGCTGATGGCAACGACTACGTTCCGTGAGGACTACCTCGGCCGCGATCTGGTGACCCCGGCGAGCAACTCGCTTGATTCGCTGGGCCGGGTCACCACCTCGACGGTCGACTTCATCGGCCGCCCGCTGCGGCGGGTGGTGCGGGCCAACACGACTGCGGTGACACTGAACCAGGAGCTGCAGTTCACCGGCGGCGAGAAGTTCATCGTCACAATCGCGGGGACGACGGCTGCTGCGCCGCCGACCGCGCCTGCGGTGGGCGCCACGGTGGTCGACGGTACGGCCACCTTGCTTCGGCAGAAGTGACGGAAGAGGCGACCGGTGGCGATCGGCGACGCGTATGTGACGGGCGAGGACCTGGCGGCGCGGCTGAACAAGCCGAACGACGGGTTCTTCGGCGACATCGTCAGTGCGGCATCACGGGCCGTCGAGTTGTTCACCGGTCGCCAGTTCAACCGCACCGAGACGGCAGTGGCGCGGCGTTTCCGCGCCGTGGACTGGTACCGCCTTCCGGTGGACGATTTCTGGACCACTACCGACCTGGCGATCAGCGTCGACGGCACGGCATGGCTGGTGACCGATGTGGACCCGCGGCCGTGGGACGGGATCTATAACGGGCAGCCCGGCTGGCCGTTCTTCGACCTGTTCACGGTGGACCGAGTCTGGCCGTACACGACCCGCGGCCGTCGGGCGCTGATCACCGTCACTGCCAAGTGGGGCTGGGAGGCGGTCCCAGAGCCCATCAAGCAGGCGACGCTGGATGTGGCGCAGGATGCGCAGGCCGGCGTTCTGGGCACGGTCAAGAGCGAAAGCTTGGATGGGATCTCGGTGTCTTACGGCTCGTTCCAGTGGAAGCCGGCCGATCTGGTGGGCCTGGTTTCTGGGAACCCGGCGGCGTTCGCCAAAGCGGCCCCGTATGTGCGTGATTCGCCGATGGGGATCGCCTGATGCTCATCGAGGACATCGCTGGGTTCGTCGCCAGGTTCCGCGGCATCGCCGAGTCGTACATGGTCGACGAATGCGAGATCCGTCGACCGGATGCGGTGGGCGCACTCAACGAGACGACCGGCGGGCACGACATCACGGCGGGGGCGCTGGTTTACTCCGGCAAATGCAAACTGTTCACCTACGAGCCATTCGAGACGTTGCAGCCATCCGGCCAGCATGTCTACACGGTGCAGAGGTACCGGCTGCACATCCCGGTGTCCGCGGCTGGTGTGCAGATCGATGATGTAGCGACAATCACCGTGGCCACCTTCGATGCGGCCTCGGTAGGCCGGACCTTTCGGGTGGCCGGGCTGCTGGCCATGAGCCTGGGCCGCGACCAGCGGCTTCTGGTGGATGAGGTGACCAAGTGATCCGAGTTGACGCGTCTGAGTTGGCCGCGTTGGCGGCCGACATGGCAGGCGGGCCGGCGCGGCTACTCCGGTCGGGCCTATCTGAGACCGAACGCAGCGCGGAGGCGATGGCGCAGACTGCGCGTCAGTTGGCGCCGGTGGAGACCGGGTTGCTGCGTAGCTCCATCACGGCCGACGTCAACGACCTGCAGGCCGAGGTCGGCCCGAATGTGGATTACGCGGTGTTCGTCGAATACGGCACGAGCAGGATGGCGCCCCAGCCGTTCATGGGCCCGGCCGGCGACATGCACGAGGCAGACTATGCCGACAGCCTGGCCGACGAGGCCGAGGGCGCGGTGTTCGGCTGATGGTCACCCACCTGTCCCAGCGGGACCACACGAACGCCGTCGTGGCCGCCCTGGAGGCCGCTGGGCTGTCCGTGGGTCATGGTACCCGCAACTCCTCCGCGGACGGCTCAGGGACCGAGCTGGCGCCACCCTGCGTGGTCGTGTACCCAATCCTTGGTGGTTCTCGCACCGGCCCACTGGACGATCACGTCAAGCATGCGCAACTCGTCTACCAGATCACATGTGTCGGTGAGACGCAGGCGCAGGCCGAATGGGTCCGGGACAAGACCGAAGTCCTGCTCGATGGGATCACCGTGACAGGCCGGCACCTCGACGTGGTGCGTCATGATTTCGGATCGTCGGATGCACGTCGTGACGGTAACGCCGAGCCGGCGGTGTTCGTGGCCATGCCCCGCTATCGGGTGTCCTCTAGCCCGGCCTAGAAGCCGTCGCAACCCTTGGCGTGCGCCAGATCGTAAACGGCCCACTTCTCAGCGTCGACCGCCTCCCACTGCGACCAACTCCGGTCGTGCGTCTCGATCAACTTGCTGTAGACGGCGAACGATTCGGCCAACTCGGCACACGGCCGCGTGTCGGTTGGCTCAGACGAATTTCCGGATGTGTTCACTAGCAAGGCCAACAACACAAAAGCTGCGATGACGCCGGCCAGTAGCGACAAGTTCTTGACGGTTACCCCCATGCCCTCAGTATCCACCTGATCAGGAGAAAAAGCCATGGCCACCATTACTCCGAAGGTCGCCGCACTGACCGGCGTCGACCCCCTGGCCTATGTATCGGCACAGGCCGGTGGGGATGTGTTCGATGCTCAGGCCCAGTCGAGATACCTGATCCACGTCAAGAACGGGCACACCTCAGCGCAGAGCATCATCATCGACGACCCGACCACCGCCGGGCCGACCGGCAACACCGCATTCAACCCGGACGTGACGGTCAGCGTGCCGAATGCGAGCGAGCGGATGATCCTCATCTCAAGTCCGGCGCGGTTCATCAACACGACCACCGGCCGGATCTCGCTGTCCTACAGCGGCGTCACGGCTCTCACCCTCCAGGTGGTCAGGCTGTGAGCGCGGTGGACAAGATCCAGATTACTCACCCGGATCTCACTGACCATCTCGACCGCGTGGTCGTCGTGTTGGTGCTGCCCCGTCAAGCGAAGGTGCTCGCCGATTCCGGCTGGGTGCCCGTCAATCAACCCGAGCTCGAGCAGCCAGAGGCGGCGCCGCCGGCCAAGAAGAAGACCGCTGCTCCCAAGAACAAGGAGTAATCAACGATGGCCAGCAAGAGCTATGAGGGCAACTTCAAGGCGTACCTGCTCACCGCCGCGCCGGCCGGGCTGAACTTCGCTGCGGGTGGCAGCGTCGTCACCCAGGCCGAACTGAACGCCGGTGTGCGGCTGCTTCGGCTGCCGTCCGATGGTGGTGTGACGTACAGCTACACGCAGAACACCGCCAGCCAGGCCCTCATTGACGCGGGCAAGGTGTCCCACAATGTGGGAACCCGCGAGGTGACCGGCCTCAACATCACACACGAGATCAACTTCCCACTGTCGACCGACACCATGTTTGCGCTGTACGACTACGGCAACACGCGGTATCTAGTGATCTCGCCGGACGGGGTACCCGACGCGACAGGCGACGTGTTGGACATCTTCCAGATCGAGACCGGTGAGGCGCAGAAGGTCGCTCCGTCGCGGGACACCAAGCAGAACTTCATGGTCGGCTGCGCTGTGCAGGACTGGGACTTCAACGCCACCTTCTCGCTGACCTGATCCCCATCCCCCTCGCCGCCCCGCTCGGCTGCATCGGATGCACGGCCGGGCGGGGCTCATGCATCCGGACGCATCCACGAGGTAGACCATGCCCGACACGATGGACGGGTGGCTGGACGAGGCCACTCCCGACGAAGCCCGCATCCGCATCTGCCTGAACCGCCGCCTATATCGGGAACTGCGGGACGAGCTCAAAACCGCCACCGCCGAGCTGGAGCGCTACCAGGCCGCACGCAAGGAATCCACGACACTCGACGCCGCGGTCTCCGACGACACGATTCGCGCCGCGGCGCAGCGGGCCATGGACGCGAACAAGGCGCTGCAAGAGGCCGAGGACCGTGAACTCGTGTTCCGGTGTCTGCCAAGGCGCCGCCGTAAGGAGATCGAGGCCGAGCATCCGCCGACCGAAGCGCAGAAGAAGTCGGCGCCGCCGAACAGTATGCTGCGCTGGAATGAGGACACGTTCTGGCCGGCGATGGTGGCCGAATCGTGCGTCTCTCCCGGTATGAGTGTCGAGCAGGCCGAACGGCTACGTGAGGCGCTGCCGGACGACAAGTGGGCCGAGGTCACCGCAACGGTGTACTCGGTGAACTACGGCGGTACGGACGTCCCAAAATCCGTGCGCAGTATCGCAGATCAGTTGAATTCCGTACTGAGCTCGACTACTGCGCCGCCCGAGGAATCCCCCTCTCGATCTTCCGTGGCCGCGTCCCGAAACAAGGCGAACCATACTGGCTGAGCGTCGACTACGAGGCGGCGATCGCCTGGCAGACCGAATACCGACTCTCTTGTGACGGGTGCGGAATGCCCACCGATCAGTGGTGGATCTTCGACCCGGACAAGCAGCACCAGTTGATCGAGCAGGCTAAGGCCATGACCGGCTCGCGGCTGTGCGCCATGTGCTACGCCCGCGACGTGGACCAGGAGCGGTACCGCGAGGGCAAGGGCGACATGCGCGGGCGGCACTGGACCATCGAACCCGTCAACTGAGGAGGTCCCGTGGCTGACCGCCGTGTCCGGATCATCCTCGAAGCGCACATCGCGCAGGCTCAGTCCGCGCTGCGGCAATTGCAGGGCGATGTTGGCAGAACAGCGCAGGGCATTGAGCGGCAGAACGAGGGCCTCGGTAAGACCAGCGGCGTCATCGCTGGCCGGGTCATCCCCGCCGTTGCGGGCATGGCTGCGGGCTGGCAGGCGTATGACAAGGTCCTCAAGGCGGGTTTCGACCGGCTGATGTCGCTCGAGGACGCCGAGAAGCGCATGACGCAGATGGGCTTGTCGACGGCCGAGGTCGAGCGGCTGATGGCCGGGTTGACCGAGACGGTGACCGGGACGGCGTTCACGCTGGACGACGGCGCCACGGTGATGGCCAAGTTCGTCTCGTCGGGTATGGATCTGGGCGAGGTGAACGACCGGCTGACGATGACCGCAGATACGGCGGCGTTCGCGCAGGCACCGCTGTCTGAGATCGGCAACATCTTCGAGCGGATCCAGTCTGAGGGCCGGCTGACCGGTGAGACGCTGAACATGCTGCAGGTGCGTGGCGTGCCGGCGCTGGAATTGTTGTCATCGGCGGCTGGCGTGTCCGCTGAGGCCATGCGCGGGATGATTTCCCAAGGTGCGATCGACGCGGATGCATTCTTCGGGCTGTGGGAAACCGGCTCGCAGGGCTTCGGCGAAAACGCCATCAAGATCGCAGGTTCTGCCCAGTCGATGGGCGACACGGTCCGTGGCGCGCTGGCCAATGCGCAGACCGCCGCGGCCCGGCTCGGTGCCACGCTGCTCGATGACTTCATGCCCGCCATCCGCAGCGTGGCGGACGGATTCAAGGCCGCCGCCGACGGGGTGATCGGCTTCCTGGACGCCACCCAGCCGGTACGGGACTTCTTCGGCGACACGATCGGCCAGTTGATCGAATGGGATCGGGAGATCCTGGAATTCCTCGGCATCATGGAGGACGAAGGGCCCGCCAAGACATTCCAGTCGGCAATGAGCGGCGCGAAGTCCGAGACCGAGGCGTTCACCATGGAGGTCGTCGAGGCCGCGGACGAGCTGGCGGTGCTGAGCGAGGCGTTCACTGCTTACCAGGACGCATTGAAAGCATCTACCGATCCGGTGCTGAACCTGATCAATGCGGTGGACAAGGTCAGCGCCGCGCAAGCCACCTACAACGAGGCCGTTAGCACATACGGAACGAACAGCAGCGAGGCCCGTAGCGCCGCCATTGACCTGTTCGAGGCCACTGTTGGGCTGGAATCGGCGGCGAACAATGCGGATTTGTCGTTCGCTGGGGTGAACGAGGTGCTTGCGGACATGGTGTCGCAGGGTGCGTTGACCGCCGAGCAGGCCGGGATCGTCGCGGAGGCGATCGGCGGGGCGCAGGCCGCCGCGGAGGACTACACCGGCCCCTATGTGGCGGATCTGCAGGCCGAAATCGACGATCCCGCGATACGCGATGCCAAGCGCCAGTTGGACATGGTTGCCCGGACCCGCAACCCGAAGTATCTGGCCGAGCTTGATCGGCAGGCCGAGATCCGGGCCAGGAACAAACTCGATGCTGCGGCAGCGCCGCGCAGGGCACCCATCACGCCGTATCTGACGACGGGCAGTCTGACCGTGCGGGTCAATTACGCGATCTCAGGTGGCATTCCAGCCGGGTTGACCCGCGGGCATTCCGGAGGGCTCGTCACGACAACGGGCATCCGTCGCATGCACGACGGCGGGCCGGTTCGGCGGTTCCACGGCGGCAGCGACCGGTTGGCCGGCGACGAGGTACGGGCGATCCTACAAACCGGCGAACGCGTCCTTTCCCGCAGTCAGACTGCCGTGTTCGACCGGCTGATGTCGATGATGGGTCGCACAGCGATGGCTGGGTTGAGCTTCCATGGCGGCGGCGTGGCAGATGGGAACTCATCGGTGACCGATGCGACCACCGTCGGGCGCATGGTCGCCAAAGAGGTCGGCCAGGCCATTAACGGCGCCACCCTCGTCATCGACGACCGGGGTCGCGGCTACCTGGTCGCCCGCAACGCCGACCTTTACGGGAGGGGCGGATAGGTGGCCTCGCTGCTGCAGTTCGTCGGCTCGATCGCCGCTATGCCGACAGTGCGCCTGGACCTGAACGACGGGTCGGCATGGAACATGCTGGAGGGCACCGAGTTCCCGCCGCCGCCGCTTCGGCGGGCGGTGGCGCAGACGCTGCTGACCGACGGCGGTGTGATCCCCTCGTCGGCGTACGATCTTCGCGTCCTGACGCTGGTGCTCGGCTTGAATGCGTCCACCGCGGACGCGGCGGCGACGGCGCTGCAGGCATTGTTCCGCGAGTTGGACGGCCCGACTAACCTGATCCGCTGGCAGCCACACGGTGTCACCAACCCGGTGTTCTTCCGCACGTTCCGCACATCCGCCGAGTCGGTGCTGCGGCATGGTCAGCCGGACAATCGACGCAAGACGCTGACTGTGAACATCCCCGCCGAGTACGCCGGTTACGGCCTGCTGGAGACCCCGGTGTCGGCGGTGACGGTGTCGACGGACCCGGCGGCGGGCAGCAACGGCTGTTTCGTGGATGTGACCGGGGTGAAGGGGGATGTGGAGTCCCCGGCGATCATCCGGTGGCCGTCGGCGGCGATCGCGGACGACCGACAGACGGTGTTCGCGGTGCGTCGTCGCGGCACCCCGTCAGGCGCGCCGTTCCTGTTCCAGGCCGAGGCGTTGACGCAGGGCACGGACACCACGACTCAGGCCAATAGCGCCGACTTCTCCGGCTCGGGCAACAACTGGAGCCGCTGCACGTTCACCACGGCGACGATGCAGACCCGGCTGTCAACGCTGGACCTGGGTACGGCGTCGGTGGATCTGCGCGGCACGTATCGGGTGTTCCTGCGGTACCGGCGGACCAGCGCCGATGCGATGAATCTGCGGCTGTTCTGGGGCGGCGACTGGCAGACGATCGGTAACGACACGGTTGCCGCCGAGGGGTCGACCAACGCCCTGGTGATGGCCAATCTCGGCCTGGTGAGCATCCCGGCCGGCGATGATCCGGTGACCGATGCCGACGGCACGGAGCTTCCGGCGTCGGACTCGTTCGTGCTGCGCCTGCAGGCTGAGCGGGTGTCCGGCACGGGGAACATGGACTTCGACTTCCTGTTGCTGGTGCCGGCAGATGATCGCTTCGCGGTTGTGGGCTGGGACGACGACTCCTCGTCGTGGACGGATCACTGGATTCTGAACGCGGACGGCACTAAGGCATCGGCGCGGGACGCATCGGGGAATGTGATCAGTGCTGCGGCGCCGTTCATCACCAGCGGCCTGCCGATGTTATCGCCGAACCAGACGAATCGGATCTACATGCTGCGGTCGGTGCGAGCCACGGACATCGCGTCGTTGACCACGGTGTCCCCAGTGTCCGTTTCGTACTATCCGCGGTATCTCACGGTGAGAAGTGCGAGCGGGTAGATGACGCTGCCGATTCCGTTGACGGTGCAGCTTTCGTCGGCCCGCACGATCCGCCACATCGAGCGCGACCTGCGCTCGCTGTCGTTCCGCTCTGTTGCGCCGGGCGGGTTCGCCTCGGCGCAGTTCTCGCTTGACCGGCCGCTGAACCTGTCGCCGGATGAGATCGCCTACTACGCCGATGTCGAAATCTTCGACGCCCGCAACGGCAACACCGTGTGGTGTGGCCGGCTGGAGGACCCGGGCCGGGGTGTCGGCTCGGATGGCCAGGTGTGGGAGTTGGCGGCGGTGGGTCCGTCGGCGCACGCGCAGGACCGCACCGTTCCGCTGATCTACGTGGACCGCATCCTGACGAACTTTTTCCCCAGCCGCCTGGCCAGCACGACAACGAGAGACGGGGCGGCTTCCGAGGTCGACGAGTACACCCCGGACAGCACTATCAATGCGATCACGATGCGCTTCGTCGATGGCATAGCCACCCCCACCAATGGGACGTACACGGTGCGGTACCCAGGGCTGCGTCAAGCCGGGTTGAAACTCGCTCGGTTCGACTACCGCCACATCGAGGGCCGCACCCATGCCAGCCTGCTCGTGCGAGCGGTGGTGCAGCCGTCAAACGCGGTGGTGCGCAGCGAGACATTCTCCACGTCCGAGACGGCGCCGTCGCCGAAGGTGATGACGACCGATTTCGCTACCACCAACGACGTGCTGGAGATGCAGATCCGGTGGACCGGCGCCGCCGGCAATATTTTCGCCAGCGGCGTTACCTGGTCCGAGGTCGGTGGCCTGTACATCCAATGTCAGCGGTTGGACAAGTCCGGCGCCACGGTGGGCGCTTCGGGATACACCGCGCATTCGGTATTGGCGCATCAGATCGTGGAGGATCTACTGGGGCGGCTGCTGACCGAGTTCGACGGGGTGAATGCGACGGTGGCCACGAATACGTACGCCATCGACCACCTGTCGTACCCGGACGGTGTGACTCCGGCCAAGGTGCTGGACGATCTGATGATGTACGAGCCTGGCTATTTCTGGCAGGCCACGACCCGCAACTCCGCGGGCAAGTACAAGTTCGAGTGGAAGGCGTGGCCGACCACGGTCCGGTACGAGGCGGACGTGTCCGACGGCTACCGTTCGACCGGGTCGGCGGACGGGCTGTACAACGCGGTGACTGTGCGGTGGCGGGACTCCCGCGGCTGGATTCAGACGACTCGCCGCACCACCACCGTGCCTCAGCTCGCGTTCACCCGTGATGCGTTCCTCGACCTGGGTGACGAGGTGTCCTCGCCGACCAATGCGGACCAGGCCGGGGACCAGTTCCTCGCCGAACACGCGACCCCGCCGAACGCCGGCACCCTGACGATCGCCCGGCCCATCTACGACCACGACCGCGGGATGCGGATCATGCCGTGGGAGATCCGCCCCGGCAATCTGATCCGGGTCCGCGGCATCGCACCGAACCCGAACTCGCTGAACGTCACCGACCGCGACGGGGTAACGGTGTTTCAGATCGTCGGCACGGACTTCGACACATCGTCGGTGTCGGCCACGTTGGAACTCGACTCGTACTCGCCGACGATCGCGCGCGCGTTGGCGGCGCTGTCCGGGCGGGGCGGGACGCGTTCTGCGACTCGCGGGTCGACCGCTGCATTCGGAGCTTTCACGCAACGACGCAGATGAGGGGGAATCCATGACGTCGATCTCGCAGGAGCGGACCAAGCTCGCCGCGATCGGTATGAGGCTGCGGCGCCGCGAAGAGTGGGGCTCGCGGTTCGACTACACCAACACGAGGTCGGTGACCGAACCGGCTACGCGGGTGTTCGTCCACATCTCGGTGACCAACCCCAGCAGTTACAGCTCGCGGGACGCGCATGCCCGGGCGATCGAGGCGATTGGCATCTCGCGGTTCCCGTCGACCGGGATCTCCTATAACCGGCTCATCTTCGCCGGCACCGACACCGTGTACGAGGGGCAGCCGATCGGCCGCCGCGGCGCGCACACCGTGAACGACCTGAAGGTGTCGAACTGTCTGCGGTTCGGCAGCGCGTGCCCCGGCTACCGGGCGTCGCTGACCGCGCCGTCATGGAACTTGAACTACAACAGCCGCGCCTATGTGATCTGCCAGAATATCCAGCACCCGGTGACCGAGCAGATGGTCGACGCGTTGGCCCGCGCGATCACCGCCGACGCGAAGGCGGGGTTCGTCACCGAGTACGCCGCGCTCCATCCGCATGGTCACCGCTGTGTGTCCACCAAGTCATGCCCCGGGAATCTGATGTGGGCGCGGATGGGGCTGCTCAAGACGAAGATCGCCGCCCGGCTGTCCGAGCCGTCGAGCGGTGGGACCGGTGGCGGCGGAGTGCCGCTGCCTGATCCGACCGTCCCCGAGATCGACCTCGACCTTCTCCGAAAGGCCACCGACATGATCCTTGTTAAGCAGGCCGGCACCGACCCGACCCGGATCTGGCTGCTGACTGGCACGTCTCGGCGTCACGTGGCGGACTTCGCCGCGTTCACGCAATTGCGGGCTGCGGGTGTGCCGTTTGACGACAAGGCCGAGGTGTCGTCGCAGTTATTGCAGTGGTTCCCGCAGGCCGAGGGGACGCTGGCCGAGATCCGCTCGGTGTACCCGGCGCCGTGAGCCGTGATCCTTGCGCGGTTTCGACATCACTTTTGGTGCTGGCTTCATGGACACACATACAGGTTCGAGGCGCCGACTCTGGGTGGCGATTGGATCCGCTGTGTCGTGTGCGGTAGTCACGAGGAATATCTACCGGGTGTGCATGAACCTCGTGGATATGTGAGCTGAGCCGTGGCCGTCGTACGCCGCCGTCCATTACACACCCTCCGCGGCGCGGCACCTGACCGCGGGGTGTGCACGGTATGCGGGCGGGAGTATCCGCTGGCGTTCGCCACCGGAATGGTGAAGCGGCACCGCGTGAATGGGGAGCCGTGCCCGGGGGGTGCCCGGCCGCCTGCTGAGAGCAAGGCCGAGCAGACGGTGAGGACCGAGGAACGGCTCTAGGGGGAAATTAGAACGGCCCCTTGGCTCAGCGGGTTATCAGTGTTAGGAGCACCTATCCGCTTCATTCGCCATGGGGCCGTGTGCTAACCCTCCAAGGAAAGCGAATAGAGCATAGCACCAAGGAACGGCGGGGGACGATGGCCGACGACATGAACCTCGGACCGTCGGTTCCGCGGCCGGACCCGACCGTCCTGACGACTGAGGCGCTCATTCGGGAGATCAACCATCTGCGGGAGCTGACGAAGGCCGAGCGCAGGGCTGATGTCTCGGAGATCGAGGCGCTGGCGAGAGCGCACGACAAGCACCACGAGGGCCTGGATCGGCTGCGTGACTCCCAGCATCAGGCGCTGGTCGACCAGGTGGCCGCGCTCAAGGAACTTCTCAAGGAGGCGCTGGCGGCGCGGGATCAGGCGCTGACCGCTGCGCTGGCCGCGGCGAAGGAGGCCACCGGCAAGGCCGAGGACGCGACGACGAAACAGCTCGACGCGTTGAAGCTGAACTTCGACGTGGAGATCAAAGCGATCCGTGACCTGATCGACGACGTGAAGTCCGGCGCCAACTCGCGGGCCGTCGAGGCCGGCACTGCCGGCGGCCGGGTGGCCGGCAAAGAGTACGCCCTGGGTGTGGTGCTGGCGATCGGGCTCGCGCTGCTGTCCCTCGCCGCCGCTCTGTTCATTCGCTAACTGAGGAGCCGTGATGTTCGCCGTAATCGCCGCTGCGCTCATCTTCCTGGCCGCCGTCGGTGTCAACGCCGACGCGGTCGACCTGTTCCTGCTGGGGCTCGCGTTCCTGGCACTGCACTTCGCCTGGGACTTCAGGCCCTGGCACCGATGAAGGGGGATTCACCATGTCCGTACCTCGACCCGTGATGCTCGCGCTGTCCATCCTGGCTGCGCTGAAGGTGTTCCTCGGCGCCGCTGTTGTGGCCGACATGATCGGCGACGCCTGGACCGGTCTGATCCTGGCCGGTCTGGTCGCGGTCGATGTCGGCGTGGCGTTCTACCTGCAAGGCCAGGTCGTGCCGCTGAAGACTACCGTCGCCTATCTTGGCGGGGAGTACGAAGTCCGTGCCGGTGGCGCGGCGAAGTTGCCTACCGGCACGGCTGTCGAGATCCCGCAGGGGATCGTTGACGCAGCCTTGCTTAAGCGTCGTGGTTAAGCGCTTCCTGCTGCTCGTCGCCGTCCTGCTGCTCGCTACGGCGCCGAGCGCGCACGGGCTGGAGTGCCGGGTCCAGCAGGTCCCGATCAGCGCCGCCGAATTGAATGCCGTCGATCCGGTTGCGCCGTTCTACCTGGGCCAGCCGGGCACCTGGTACTACGAGGTCTGGAATGGCACGCCGGGCGGGCAGTACATCGGTGAGCTGAACTGGGCTAAGGACCCGTCGAATAACGCGCACGCCAACGTCGGCGCGCTGCTTGACGAGAACGGCTATGACCTGACCGTGCTGCCCGGCTACTTCGCGTTCTGGGACCGGTTCAACCCGATCAGCGGTTTCGTGGCCACGCCCGGGGCGTTCTCGATCCACCTGTACCCGGCCGACCGCAAACAGGCCAGCGGCAACACCAAGTGCTTCGGCGAGGTGACCGACTGATGCCCTGCGCCCGCGGCTGCTGCGCCACCCAGGCCGAGCACTATCGCAGCCTGTTCGTCGCCAGCCCCGACCGCAAGCAGATGCGGAAGGTCACCACCGACGTGCATGACCACCACAAGGTGGACGTCACCGAACGCTGGGATGGCCAGGACGTGACGGTCAAACCAGACCCCATCAAGATCAAGGCTGAGGAGTTACGTCGTGACAAGTAGCCGTGAGACGGCCGCGGTCGACCAGTTGGTGGCCGCGAAGGACGCCTACCGCGAGGACCCGTCCGAGGCCAACCGCAAGGCCCGGGACAAGGCGGTGGCGAAGGTGCAGAAGATCCGTGCCGAGGAACGCGAGGGCCGGACCGGCCTGAGCGTTGGTGGCGACGCTGAGCAGACGGGTTAGGCGAGCGCGTCAGGCTGATACCGCTGAAGGATCTCCTTCGCCCACACAGTTAAATCCTCAGGTCGTTGACCATTAGGTTGCTTGACTAGGCGCACCCAGAGTTCGAGATTCTCGGGTCGATTGTCGGACTTGACGCCGTTGAGATGATGGACAGTCTCACCTGGCACCAGGGGTCGGCCCAGCATTTCCGACATCACGAATACATGTTCCAGGATGTGCCCGGATCTCTGCGCGTTGGGATGCCCCGGCATGAAGAGGCGCACATAACCGCCCTGGGTGCGTCCAGGCAAGCGAGGACCAGCCTTAATCTCATCCCGGCCTACGGCGTGACTGTAATGAGTTGAGCAATATCCGCGAGCATCATGTTTGTTTGGACAGCTAGCAACGATGCAGCCACGTTCTTGCCGGGAGATACGGACTGGCCGCAATGTCACGCCGGATTTGAACTGTTGCCAATGTGCACTACATAGAGCGTGGCTGACAGCCGGACGATCGCAAGCATCGAGTCGGCAAGTGGCTCGCGTTCGCTCCTTGAGTGGAAGCGGTGTCACATCAGGCAGGCGTCCGTAGCGCCACTTTGCGTAGTGGGGACGGCATAGACCGCGGCCTATCCGCGGCTTGTCGCAATCCTCAACGATGCAAGCATTAACCATTCCGCAAGTCTAGCTACAAAGGGGCTGATTATCATCGCCTGGACCGCATCGGGACTGTACTACCCGACCTTTCGCGACATCTTCGACACGAGCCAGATCGCGGTCGATCTCGATCTGGAGACGCACAAACTGGCGTTGTACAACAACACTGAGACGCCGAACTTCTCCACCGAGACCGCGTATGCGGCGACGAACGAGGTGACCGGTACGAACTGGGCCGCTGGCGGCGTGGCGCTCGCCGGCACCGCGGTGTCGGAGTCGCCGACCGGATCTATGATGTGGGACGCCACCGACGTGTCTGTGGCATCGACCACGCTGTCCGGCGTCCGGGGCTGCAAGATCTACGCCGACGCGCTGGCCGATCAGCTCATCGTCGGGGTGAATTTCGGCGCGGACTATGCGACCAGCAATGGCACGTTCGCCATTGCGTGGGCGTTGGCCGGTGTTTTCGCAATCGATCTGACGCCGGCCTAATGATGCTGTCCCGCCGCGGATTCGTCCTCGGCGTCGTCGGCGTGATCGTCACACACCATCGGCCGAACCACAAGGGCGGGCCGACGCCGACCCCCACCCCGACGGAGCCGCCGGCATGGCCAGCGTTCGTGACAGGCCGATCATTCGCCGGCGGTCCCGACCTAGTCGGCGGAAACCTGACAGGAGGATAAGCGTGGCTGCTCAGTTCCCCGGTGCCGTTCCCAGCTTCTCGGGGATGGTCGGCACGTCCACCGATCCGTTGTCGGCGCCGTCTCATGTGACGCTGGAGCAGAAGCAGGCCGATGAGATCGTCGCCATCGCATCGCTGGGGACGGCGTTCGCGCCGGTTACCTATGTATCGGGGTTTTGGTATCTGCCGCCGCATGCTTTGGCGCTGGGTAACCACGGTCCGAACACGACCTTGGTTCTGTCCCCGTACTGGTTCCCGTACGGCACCCAGATCGTCAACCTGGGCGAATGGATCAATACTGCCGGCGCCGCCAGCTCAGTGCGGCGGCTGGGGGTCTATGCAGATAACGGGTCGATGTACCCGGGGAGCCTGATCCTTGATGCTGGAACCGCCGCGTCCACCGCAACCGGGTTCACGTCGTTGACTGCTGGGCCGTTCAGCGCTCTGACTGTGAGTGGGCTGGTCTGGATTGGTGGCGCTACCCAGGTCGCCACCGGGACGGTAGTGGTCGGCACTGCCGCCAACGTCCCCGGTATAAGCGGCGGCTCCGGAACCCCGCCGACTGGAACGTCGCACATGGGTGGCTATCAAGAGACGGGTGTCACGGGGGCATTGCCGTCCACATTTACGGCGACGCGGTCGGTCAGCAACAGCGCACCCCGTACCTACTTCAAGATCGCCTAGAGGGGGCACCCGTGCCGTACACCATCCCGAATGCGACCGAGGCGGCGTTCTCGCCGCAGGCAATGCTCAACCGTGTCGACATGGAGATTCTGGCCTTAGGAATAGCCCGCTCGGGGATCTCCACAGGCTGCGACGTGACCACCACCGGCGCGGCCAACGGCTCGGTGGCCGTCGCCTCCGGCGTGGCGGTGGTCGCGGGCGTCTACGCGAACGTCGTCGCCGGGAATGTGTCCATCACATCGAATGCGTCCGGGAATCCTCGCCGCGACCTGGTGACGATCGACAACACGGGCGCAAAGTCCACAGTAGTCGGCACGCCCGGCGCGGTGCCGCTGTTGCCGTCGATCCCGTCGAACCGGACCGTGCTCGCCGATGTGTACGTGCCGAACGGGCACACCGGCTCGTCCACGATCGCGGCGGACCAGATCACCGACAAGCGCATCCAGGTCGGCACCAGCGACTTCCAGGCTCACAACGTGCTCGAGTACGGCGCGATCGGGGATGCGAATCACAACACTGGCGGCGGCGCCGACGACACCGCCGCGATCCAGGCGGCGTTCACAGCGGCGCAGGCCGTCAACGGGTTCGGCGTGGTTGTGTTCCCCGCCGGCCGCACCTACCGGATCACCGACACCATCGAGACTGCGGTGGATGTGAACTTGGCGCCGGCGTGGGTGTGGGGTGTCGGTTCGATGGCCCGCGACCGGGTCGCGAAGTGGCCCAACATCACCTGGGATGGCGCGGCCGGCGGGGTCATGTTCAACACCGAGCAGGGCGGCAACAACATCTCCGCCGGGCTGTACCGCAACATCCGGCTCATCGGCCGGGACATCGCGAACACCGGTATCCGCTACGGCCCCACGGAGTCGCTCAACGTCGCCAAGCTGGACTCCGGGTCCGGGCTGGATGAGGTGCACCTCGGTGCGTTCGCCGGGAACGCGATCAGTGTGGAAGGGCTCGGGTCGACCAACTTCTGGATCAGGGGCGGACGGTGGGACAAGATCCAGGGATACGCCCTCTACATGCGGGTGGGGTCCACGTCCTTCGTCACCATTCGCGACGTCACATGGGATGCGACGGTCACGACCGTGTTCGACTACGCGGACGGGTTCGCCCACTTCGACGGTGCGAACAACGACGCGTACGAGGGCACCGCCAACACGCATTATGTGCTGGCCCACTTCGATTCGGTGCATTTCGAGTCCGGCGGCCTGAAGGACACGGTGCCCACGGCATCGGAGACCGCGGGCCGGCGAGGAATCATCAAGTGCTCGATCGACACCGCCGAGGTCGTCTGCCAGCACCATATGACGTTCACGAACTGCCAGGTCCTCGGCTGGAACTCCAGCGACGACTCGCACTGCCTGATCCAGATGTCCGGCGGCACCACGAACGCCGAACGCAAGGCCCGGTTGAACTTCAACGGCCGCAATGTCCACGGCTTCAATGGCGACGGGTCCGCCGCAACCGGGCATGTGATCCCGTTCGGGAACATGGGGTTGACCAATCCCGACCCGGGCGACACGTACCAGGAGCTGACGCACCGGTTCTCCGGTGGCGGTGTGACCGCGAGCCGATACCCGCGCGTGTGGAACAACACCGCCTGATCGGGGGATGCCGTGACGCTGTCCCTGGTCGGCACACCAACTAGCTACACCGCTTCTGCAAATAGTGTCGCGTCTGCGTTTCCTTCGGGGTACTCGGTGACCGCCGACGACCTGGCCTGCCTGGTCGTCATGTCCAAGCACCGCACTGAGACGAACGGCCCGTCCGAGCCGAGCGGCTGGACACAAGTAGGGACCGGGCTGGGCGGCATCACCGGCTCCGGCGTCGACGTCGGCAAGATCCGCATCACCGTGTTCGAGCGGGTTCTTCAGGCCGGCGACACCGCGCCCAGCGTCGGTCAGTCAGGCGGCCAGGGGAACTTCCTCGCCGCCGCCATCTATGTATTCCGTAAAAGCGCGGCCGGCACATACGAGACCGTGCTGGATGTGCTGTCCGAGGAGACCGCGGGAACGTCCTGGTCCGAGGCGATGGCCGGGACCCCGGACTGGCTTACCGACGATCACCTGGTGCTGCCTTCCGGTGCGCGCACCGACTCGGTCACCGGGTTCGCAGTGGGAACGTTGACCGCCACCGGGCTGACGGTCGGCACGATCACCGAAGACTTCGACGCAGGGACCACCCAGGGCGACGACGCGCGGTTGACCAGCACGCACGCCACGGTCACCGCGGGGCCGCCGACGGTGGCGCCGACCCGCGCGCTGACCATCACCGGCACATCGTCCGCCGGAGCCATGGGTATCCTGCGCGTCCGGCACGTCGCAGCGGGCGAGAACGCCTCAGTCGATGCCGTGACCGTGTCGGCCGTCGTCTCGATTCCCGCGGCCCTCGTCACAACCGGCGACGAGGCGCAAGCATTCACAGTCGGCGCGTCGCTGCTCGGCAACGTCGACGAGCTCGGGCTAGGCGCATCCAGCGACGTGGACGCCATACTGCTGCCGCCCACCGTGCAGGCAACGGCCTCGGTCCCCGCGCCGCTGCTGTGGGGGCCACCCTCTGGGCTGACCGCCACGCCCCTGTCATCCTCGGCGATCCAGCTCAACTGGAACGCCGTGCTCGCCGCAACCGGCTACGACGTGGAACGCGACGGTGCCGTGATCGCCCAGGACGTGACCGGCACCCAGTACAACGACACCGACCTGGCCGCATCCACCGAGTACGACTACCGCATTCGAGCCGTCCGATGAGATGGCGGGTGTACTACGGAGACGGCACCACATGGTCTGACGAGGACGGTGACCCGTCGCAGGCGCCCGCGCTGAACGTGCAGGCCGTCGCGGTCACCGACGCCACTGTCGGCCGGTTCATCTACTCACAACGCGACTTCTACTGGTACGACGACGACCAGTGGTACGGCGCCGACCACTTCGGCCTCTGGGACTACCTGTCCCGCCCCGGCTGGAAGCGGGTCCTGTTCGGCCGATCCCTGCCGCGCGCCGAGTTCGAGGCCGTGATGAAGCGGGCGATAGAGGACCCGAGACTACCCGATAAGTCTGCCTGGGACGAGCGGGAGGCGCGGCCATGGTAGCCATGTTCTCGTTTGCCACCTCAGCGTGGCGTGGCAAGAACGACACCGGCACCGGGGCCAACACCACCGACTGGATCGCCGCGCAGAACACAATCTGGTCGCAAGACGCCGATGTCAACTTCCGGGTGCGGTTCCGCGGCGGCGACACTGCCGGCGCAGCCGGTACGTGGACGACACCACAGCTGCAATATCAATTGACCCCGTCCGGGGGAAGCCCGGGCGGGTTCAACAATGTAACCGGTTCGTCCAGCGTGGTCCGTGCGACCGCATCGCCGAACGTCGCTGACGATGCAGCGACCACGACACAGTTGACCGGCGGCTCGGGCGGCACGTTCGTCGCCGGTACATTCGACGAGGTCGACGGTGCGGTCGGCTCGATCTCGCTCGGCGCGTCCGGCAACTCCGAGGTCGAGTTCTGCGTGCAGATCCGCTCCGCCGACGTCGCCAACGACGACACGGTGGAGCTGCGGGTCCTCATCGGTGGCGCTGCACCATCAGTAGAGACCAATGGACATCCGTCGCTCACCGTCACCGGCGTGGCCCTCAACGCCACCGTAGAGCCGGCGACGGTGGCGGCGACGGCATCAATTCCTGCCCCGACCGTGATCGTTCCCGTGCCGGCCGGGGCGTGGGGATCGTCGTCCACCACGTGGGGCGACGCCGACGAGTCGTGGACCGGGGCGGCCGTCGGCGGCGGTGATGCCACCGTCAACGCCGCCACCGTCCAGGCCACGGCCACTGTCGCCGCAGCCCATGTGCGGGAAGTGTCCGAATGGTCCGCCGTAGTCTCGGCGACCACCGAGGCGGAAACCTCCGGCGACGCCACGGCGACGCCCGCGACTGTCGCCGCCGCGGTCTTGATCCCCGCCGTCACTGTCAGTGTCGGGGTCACCGTCTCCGCGGCCACGGTAGCCGCATCAGCGTCCATCAGTGCCCCGACGGTCGAGGCCGGCGGCGCCGCCAACATCACGCCGGCCACCGTCGCAGCCACAGCCTCCATCGGCGCGGCCGCCGTGTCGACCGGCTCGACCGTTCAGCCAGCCACCGTGGCCGCTGTGGCGTCCGTAGGGGCACCGACGGTTACCGTTGGTGGTTCGGCCACGGTCGAGCCTAGCGTGGTCTCAGCGACCGCCACAGTGCCAGCGGTGACCGTTTCCGCCGGGTCGGCAATCCTGGCCGTCACCGTCGCCGCCACCACTACGGTCCCATCGGCCACGGTCTCGGCAGGCTCGACGGTCTCACCGGCCACCACAACCTCGACCGCATCGATTCCGACGCCCGGCGTGTCCGCCGGCGGATCAGCAACCGTTGTCCCGACAACCGTCGCGGCAACGGTCAGCATCGGCAGCCCGGGCATCGTCACCGGGCAGACCATCACCGCGGCCACGGCCGCCGCAACGACCACCATCCCGGCGCCGACCGTAACCGGATCGGTGACGATCCTGCCTAGCGCCGTGGCGGCCACGGCGAGCCTCCCAGCACTGACCGTGACCACGACCGGCGACGTGCTCATCACCCCGGCAACGGTCAACGCGACAACCGTCGTCCCAACGGTGGTTGTGCAGGCCGGCGAACTCCGCAACATCGACATCACTGCGGCGCTCACCGCGCCCCGCTGGGCCGCCAGCATCGCCGCCGGCACGCTCGCAACCATGCCCGCCGCACGGTGGACCGCCGCGCTCGAGGAGGACTAGTGCCCAACATCTCCCGCCCGGCCGAATCCACCGAATACGTCGAGGCCACCATCACCAGCGACGTGACCCTGAACACCCAGCCGGTCGAGTTCGCCATCCTCACCAGCGCCCCGGTGGACGCCACCACGTGGACGGCCGGGGCGTGGGTCGGCAGTGCCGCCACCACACGGGTGGCGCGCATCCTCGTCGGCCCCGACGCCGGTGCCCTCGATCCCGGCGTGGGCCGCTACCGGGTGTATGTGCGGGTGGACGACACGCCGGAGAAGCCGGTCATCGACGCCGGGGCGCTGCACCTGTACTAGACGCCGCCCGTCCCCCCAGGCGGCGGTATGAAGGCCGCCGCCCGGTTCGGCCCCCTCAGAGCCGGGCGGCGGCCCACCCCTTCTCTCGACAAGGGGGGAGGTGAAAACCATGAAGCGCCTCATCGCCGCCGCCGCGCTCAGCCTCATCGTGCTCGGCTCCGGCGCCACGATCGCCGACGCCGTCCCCGGTCCGGGCAACAGCAACCAGTGCGCCCCCGGCCAGCACGGCAACGACGACCCCGCGTTCAAGCCCGCCGCCTGCGACAAGTGATCCCCGACAACACAAAGGCCCCGCTCCTCCCACGGGAGCGGGGCCGCTTTCGCTTGCCCGGCGACGCCACCCCCTAAGCGGCGCCGCCGGGGCTCAGGGGCGGATCGTCCGGTTCAGTTGAAACTCGGCCGTGAATGCGTGCTCGCAGCGAATCCAGAACAGTGGTCTGCCACGAAACGGGTTCGTGATCTGGAAGATGTGAGTGTCGCCACATTCCGCTAGGTGGTCATGGTCCCCAGAGACCAAGCCGTCCCACTCACGGAAGGCCGTCAACACGGCGTCGCTGTAGTCGCTCACGTCGCCCACTCCTCCCGCCAGCCCGGCCGCCCGGCGTACGGCTGGGCAAGCAGGCCCACCGTCTCGCAGGGTGCCGTATCCATGTAGCAGCGATCACAGAGCCCGTCAATGTTCTTATGCAGGTCCAGGATCGCCCGCTTCGCCGCAACGTCGGCCAGCATGCGCGGCGCCAACGGCTCGCCATGCAGCAGTTGCACTACGCCACGGGCGGCGACCATCTCCCAAGCCCTCTCGTCCTCGTCCAGGCATGCCCGTACGAACATCACCAGGTCATCCACGTGCCAGCCTCCGTCTCGCGTCGTCGTACTCGCCGAGCTCGCGGGTCAACTCATCCCGGAACTTCTGCAGCACCACGATAAGGTCACCGAGCAGCCGACAGGCCCGCTCGTTGGCGCGGCGCGTCTCGAACCGCGGCCGCGCCGGGTCGCGGGCATTCCACTCCCGCAACTGGTCCTCGATCCTCGCCGCTAGCGTGTGCGCCGTCGGCGGCAGTAATCTCTCCATCGCGGCCATGCCCTCCTAGGTTGTGTGGCCGTAAGCCCCGCCGTCGTTCACGCGACGGCGGGGCGCATTGCTATGTCTGGGGATCGACTTTGTCGGAGTCGTCCCGAATGATGCGCGGGCGCTGGCCTCGCCCTTCGGCTGTGCAATTAGGACAGATGGCTCTGCTCAGGCCGATGTCCGCACCACCTCGTGGGTCCGGCACGCTGTCCGGTTTGCCGTCGATCTCTCGCCATTCGTGGCCGCCAAAGTACCGCCCGCACAGCTGGCACGGGATCCAGAAGTAGTCGAGTGCCCAGGCATAGAAGCGGTGCAGAGTGCGCGGCAGTCTCATGGGAACATCACATCCAGGAAGGTCTCAACGTCACGCTGATGAATTGGCGTGACCCAGGCGCAGATGATCTCGTGGGACCGCGTGAACTTGACGTGCATCTCATCACGACAACGTGGGCAGTGGTATCGGTCATTCGTCATCGGCCCGTTCCTTTGCGTGCCAGATTTTGAGGTCGCTCAATTCACAGGCGCACTCAATCTCTAAACATCGACAGATACGTGGCCATGGCGATTCCTCAGTCATGCTCCACCCCTCACTGTGCGTAGATCCGGTTGACCACGCCGATGTCGCCATTCGACCCGCCGGACAGGAACCCGCCCGACCAGCAGTCCCGCGTCGACATGACCGACTTACACGTGTCGCTGCGGTGGCCCAACCCGACTGCGTGCCCGATCTCGTGCCGGATCACATGGCCCGACCCGATGCCACGGTAATAGGTGTTCAACATCACCACGATGTAGTCGCGGTGGACGAACGTCCAGTTGCCGTTCTCGGTCTGGCCCCATTCATAGCACTGCCGCGTCCGGGTCTCTGAGCATTGCGCCGTCTCTTCCCGCGCACCCCAACTGGTCTTGCCGAGGTTCCGCGAGTAGATGACGATCTCGGCGTCGAACGAATCACACGCACCGGGGCCGCGCTGGTAGAACATCCGCAGGTCGGTGTTGCGCTGGTAGTCCCGCACGCTGTCCAGCACGTTCGCCTGAATGCTCGAGCTGGTGCGATCGTCGACACAGATCAAAGTGCCGGCGAACCGCTTGCCCCAGTAATACGGGTCGGACACGTAGTCGGCGGCGCGGGCCGCCTGCGCCCCTGCCAGCCCGAGCGCGGCCAGGAACGCCAGCGCGGCGGCGACGGCCAGCAGGCGGCGCGGCAGCGGGTTGCGGGTGGCGGCGTAACGGCCGCGGGTCGCGGTGGTCATCGCTTCTCGTCCTTCGTCATGGCCAGGCTGTGAACAAATGCCGCGACACGCTCGGCATCGGCTTCGGTCATATCGTCCGGGAACCAAAGCGAAACCGTCAGGGTCGGGCGCAGCGGGAACTTGTACTCAAAGATTCGTGGCATCCCTCGTATCGCTTCTTTCCATTCGGTCAGGTCGTAGTGACCATGGGCGTCGCTCATCTCATGCCCCCGCCCCCAGTAGCAGCGGCAGCACGACGAACAGCGCGAACGTTCCCGCGCCGACGTAGCCGAGGACCAGCCCGGCCACCGCCATGCCCTTACCGGACTGATTGCGCTGACGGATCTGGCCGAGCGCGACGTGGCCGAACACGATGGCCAGCGCCGAGCCGATCCAGAATGCCCACACGATGCCGAGCACGAGCGCGGCGACGGCCAAGCCGTTGGTGGGCTGCGGCTGGGGGTAGTACTGCGGTGGCCGCCGATCGTTCTCATACCGGCCCCTCTTGGCTTTGGCCTGCCGGCGGGCGAGGGGAACTCAACCCGCCGGCAGGGGTCTATAGCGAGTCGGCCACGGCGCGCAGTGCGTCGTCGCCGACCCTCGCGTAGATGCGGGTGGTCTCAGGTTTAGCGTGGCCGAGGAAGTCCTGCACCGCGGCTAGGTTCTTGGTCCCTTCCAGCGCGACGGTCGCCGCGCGGTGCCGCAGCTGGTGCGCGGTGGTGCCGTCGCCCAGGGCGTGCGAGATGACCTGCGACACCCAGGTCGGGTTCATGCCGCCGCGCTTGCCGGGGAACACCCACTCGGCCGCGTCGCCGTGCCCGTACCGGAAGCCCGAACCAAGGTGCCCGGTGGCGCGGCGTTCCCGTTCGGCTTCCAGGGCGTCCAGCAGCCGGGCCGGGATGCCGACCCGCCGCTCGGTGCCGCGCTTACCGCGGATGATGAGCCAGTCGCCGTCGATGCTGTCCCACCGCAGCTTGGCGATCTCGTGCACCCGCAGCCCGGCCTGCGCCGCGAGCAGCAGCATCAGACTCAGCCGGTCGTCGGCGCCGTCCAGGGCGCGCAGCAGCACCGCGTCGGACGCCGGGCGCGGCAGCCGGCGCGGCACAGTGATCGGGTCCAGCTTCTCGGCCGGGTTCCGCTTGGCCCGCCCGGTCTTGACCGCCCAGGCGTAGAACGAGCGGACTGCGCCGCGGGCCGACTTGCGGGATTCGGCGTTCCAGTCCTGCCCGCCCAGCCACGCCTCGAGCTCGTCCAGGCTGAGCTTGAACGGGTGCCGCTGCGGGTACGCCTCGGCGAGCTTGCGCAGCTGCCAGCGGCGCTGGCGGATGGTGGTCGGTGATTTGCTGACTCGTAGTGAGGCGGTCCAGCCGTCGATGGCTGCCGCCCATGTCTCGGTGTGGTCCCCCCGGCCGAACATGCTCCCCCTGCCGTCGATCGCCCCCCCAGGGATCTTCGGCTCAGGGTCGGCACCGTACTCCTGAGTTGGGACTGTTGGAAGAGCGGCGCGTAAAGATCGGCCGTTCGGGCCACGGGGGGTCGGGTGATCGGTGGGGATCATGACGGTCGCCCTTGTGTTGCCGCGGCTTGCCTATTGGCCCACTTCTTCTTGCGTCGCCGAGACGACTTCCGCGTCCCCGACTTGTCATGCTGAGCAACGTGCCGCTTGTACGGCTGGCCATCCGGAAAAGCCCGGTCACAGTACGGGCAGTCAGCCAGGTTGACCGGCTCCGACCCGCGATCCCGATTGCACGGTGCGCACGCAGGCTGCACATTGTCGCGGGTGTAGCGGCCACCCTTCGCGCCGGGAATAATCCGATCCAGCGTCATCGACTCGTTACTCAGCATCGCTCCGCAGAACACGCACGGCACGCGCCTGCCGTCACCGTAGAGACGCAGCACGTACTGCCGCAGCCGACGACGGTAACTGTCGCGGCCACTCTTGGTGACGGGCGGACGCCGCGCGACCCGATCCAGGTTCGCGGCGATGTCGCTCAGCGGCTCGCTCATGCCGCCAACCTCAGGACGAGCGCGAGCGCGGAGACTGTTGCGACCGGTTCGGCGGAAGTCATCACGCGCCGCCGAGCGCCATCAGTGCGGCCCTGGCCTGGCGTTCGTATTCGCCATCAGGTGCCAATACGCCGTACGTTTCCCAGTGGTCGTGCCCCAGCGCTTGTGCTACCTGCTCTACGGTCTCGCCATGAGGCTCGACGAACAACAGCAGCAACGAGGTGGCGGCGTCTAGATATTCGGCACGGGAGTCATCGTCACCGCCCCAACGATCGAACATGACGTCGGCCATTGCTTGTTTCAGGTTGATTGCGTAGCTCATGACGCGATCCTTAGAACGAGGGCCAACGGGACGAGCGGAATGCGTTTGCGCAGCCGGGTGATTTCGTTCTCGACAGGCGCGTGACCGGGAGTCGCGGGTTGAGCTGGTATACCAGCAGGTCTACGTGTATGACCCGGAATATCCGGTTGTGCGACCTCTGGGTTGAACCATTCGTAGGGGATGCCGGTTCGCATCGCCCACAGTTTGACCGCCGATGCCGGCGGGCGGGTGCGTCCTGCGGTCCAGTTCCGAATCGTGTTCGGGTGGACCTCTAGGTACGCGGCCATCGTCTCTGTCTCGACCTGGGCGTGCTCCAGGCTCTTGCGGAGCTTGTCGGCCAGGTTCCATGTGGGGAGCCCGATCCCCTGCATCACCGTCTCGCTCATGACACGAGTATGTGCACAGAACTGTGCGCGGGTCAACACCTGGCAGAGATTCACACTGAGAAGCTTGACACAGACTTGTGATAGTGACAAGACTGTACGGCGTGAACCCGAACGAGTTCGTCACAAGCGCTGAGGCGGCAACCATCCTTGGGGTGGACCGCTCCACGCTCAGCCGCTGGTCCGACGAGAAGCTCCGCGACGATGAGCGCCGTATCGACCACGTACGGCTGTCCAGCGGCGCGAAGCTCTACCGCCGCGCCGACGTCGAAGCGCTCCGCGACGAGTTGGCTGAGCAGGCTGCGTCATGAGCCGCCCTACTGAACCCCCACTCCCCGCACACATCGCGGCAGAGCTGCGCAAACTGCAGGACCGGTGCCGCGCTGGGGGTTACAGCGACGGCGACCGGTGGGACTGCCAAATGCTGGACGCCTACATCTTCAAGCTTCGTGAGGCGGGGTGGACGCTCGAGGCCATCGGAACGGCGTTTGGCGTAACGAGGGAACGTGCCCGGCAGCGGGCCCTTCAAGCCACTCAGGCTGCTTATGAGGCGATCCCGGATGTTCCGCTGGCTAAGCGCATGACACCCCGCCCCCGTAAAGTCCGCCCCCCGCAGATGAAGCCCGAGTTCGTTGAATGGCTCCGACATACTTACGAACTCGCCAAGGAATGCCGCGGCTGGCAGCCGCTGGACGCACCGGAACGTGTGGCGTCGGTCAACTTCTGGGCTGCTATAGATCGCGCGAGCAAGCAGGGCATCACGCTCGCCGACGTCGCCAGGGCACTTGGCATGAAGTACCCGACGCTGATTATGGGACTGCGTCGGCATGGTCATCGCCACAACGCACCGTCGCAGCGCAGTTATCGCGGCGTCACCCTGCTCGGTCACAGTTCGACGACGACGCATTGCATCCACGGCCACGAGTTCACGCCAGAGAACACGTACGTCGCTCCTGGCAAGGGAGGCCGTCAGTGTCGAACCTGCAATCGGCAACGCCGGCGCGAGTCCTATTGGCGCAAGAAGCGAGAGCAACTTGCAACCGTGACCGACCTGTCTAAGCGGAGGGCGTCATGAGCAAACCCGACCCCAAACCGTCGAAGCCGATCAACGACGAGCCGGTGAAGAACCCGCCCGTGCCGCTGCGGCCACTACCCCGGCCGCCGGCACCGCCGCCGAAACCGACAGGCAAGCAGATCTGACAAACCAGAAGGGGGAACCATGCCGCGCTACCTGTGTGCCGCGCACCAGTACTGGACGGTGCTGGCCGCGCTCGGCCCAACCCACGAACACGACGGGCAGGTGTGCTGGTCGCTGTCGTTCTGCACCCGCCGCGGCACCGTCGTGACCCGCGAAGCACTAATGGCAGTGACGGCATGACCGGCCTGCTCGCCTGGCTCGCCGTCGCCGCCGGAGCCCTGCTGGTGGTCGCTGCCGGCGCCTCGCTGCTTATGCAGCCACGCGGCCGGCCGTTCGGCGACGACCCCGACCCCTAGGACCGCGGGGCGAGCAGCCAGCGACGCGTCCAGCTCCGGCACCCGCCCCGCAACCACGCCGCTACCGGGTCAGCGCTAGCGGAGCAGCGTACCCCCCGGCCCGGTAGCGGCTCAGCCGCCCCGATCAGACACGGAAGGAGTCCCGCACACATGGAGACAACGGTCGATCAACTGCCTGAATACATCACCAGGCGCCTCGTGAAGCCATGGGTGGACTGCTGGATCTGGTCGGGGGCGACGGAGAAGGGATATGGCCGCGTCATCATCGATGACAAGCGCGTCAGAGTTCACCGGCATGTGTATGAGCTTTTGATCGGTCCCGTCCCAGAGGGTCTGGAGCTAGATCATCTGTGCCGTGTTCGCGCCTGTTTCAATCCCGCACATCTTGAGCCTGTAACCAGTCAGGAGAATTTGCGGCGATCAGCACCCTGGCGAATCCGGCCATCGACGCAACGCCGAAAGCGGCGGATCAAGGATCCACCTAAGCCGCGAGTCATGCGCACACATTGCAGCCGGGATCACGAATTCACGCCCGAGAACACCTACATGGCCTCGGACGGTTGGCGCCGGTGCTTGATCTGTCACAAGGCTGCGGATCGAAAACGGCGGCAACGAGACAACGACAAGTAGCGACACAAAGCAAAGGGCTTGGCCGACTTCCCCGGTTCAACCAAGCCCTTCACCTACGAAAGGAAGTTTAACCGTGACCGACCGCATCGCTGGACTGTCCGACAGCACCAAGAAGCTCATCCAGCAGCAGGAAGAGCTGGTTAAGCGCCACCCCGACCGCGAAGTCTACGAGGTCCCCGAAGACGGCGACTATGACCACCGCGCCGTCAAGGAATCGCTGTTGCAGGCCATCGTCTGCACCCGGCTGACCGTCGAAGAGGCCGCCGAATGGCTCACCACGGTGCGCCCGCCCGGCACGAGCAACAACCGCTGGTACCCGGCCAAGGACCATCCCGAGCCCGATGTGCCATGCCAGATCCGGCCGGACACACACCACCACGTCGTCGTGGAGTGCTGATGACCACCGTCCGCTACACCGCCGACGCCGCCGCACATCCGGTCGGCCGGCCCGGCCCGCTCGACGGCATGGCCGGGCCCGTGCAGGCGCCGCCGCTGGTCGGGGCCGACGGCGGGCTCGACCTAGACGAACGAGGAGACGACCGTGGGTAAGCGACCGGACACACTGCCCGATCTGACACTGCAACGGCTGAGCGAGATCGAAGCCCTGCTCACCCACGAATCGAGCGTTGCCTTTTATAGCTATCGGGCACACGAATCAATGTGGCTGCTGCACGCCGAGGTGCGCCGCCTCCGCGCCGCCGTGGACGCCGCGCTGGAACTGACCAATGGGGACTTCTGCCCGATCCCTGACGACGCGAAGAACATGCGGGGCCGTGCCGGGTGGCATTTCGCTATGGATCACATCCGTGCCGCCCTGACCCCGGTGGCCGACCCCGACCCGCACACCACCAGCGACGAGGAGCAGACGTGACCGAGTACCACATCCACGACAAAGGTCCCGGCCCCTGGCTGCAGCGGCTGTTCGGCGTGTGGTTCCGCTACACGATTTGCGAAGGCTCAGCCGATCCCACGGAGCATTGGCTGCACTGCCATGTCTTCGATGTTGCGGTCACCCGTCGAGGTGTCGTGAGAGCTATTCGCAAACAGCGGCGCCAACGCCGCCAGCCCTTCTATAAGTACCCCGCTGAGGAGGTCCGGCCATGACCGGCACGCTGGAACGCACCGACACCGGCACCCATGCCGTGGTCCGCGTCATCGACCCGGGCGTACACGTCAGCGCCCCGTACAGCCGCGCCGTCGGCCTGCTCGAGCGGTGGGTCGCCGCCGAGCGGCGCGGCGTCGACGAGTTCGCCGCCTGGATCGAAGGGCAGGCCGCGCAGGCGCACGCCGAGATGCGGCTGCTGTGCGACGAGCTCGGGTTGCCGTTCGTGTTCGCCGAACTGCCCGTCGTGGTCGAACCCCGCCGCGGCTGGACCCCGGCCCGCCGCCCCAGCGATGTGCTGGCCGAGGCGTACCGGGAACGGGCCGGCGCGGCCGAGGCGTACATGCGAGCCGATGCCAGTGACGACCTGCCCGGCCGGGACGCCGGCAGCTGGACACCCACCCGGCCCGTGATCGTCGTCGACATACCGGCCCCTGACCTGGTGCAGACCGGGCCGCAGGGCAGATTCGCCCGCTGGTTCGACGGACAACTGCAGCGCGCCGAGCAGTGGTGGCGCGGCAAGCAGGCCGAACGGGACAAGCGGATGGGAGTCGGCGATGAGTGACGACAACACGCAGCAGGTGCGGGGAGCCGTCTCGGAGATCCTACTCGATGACTACGAGACCGATTGCATCATGGCCATCATCACGCAGGCGCTTGCCACACAGCGGACTCAAATCGAGGCGCAGATCGCCGACCATGTGGCCCTGCGGGAGCAAGTCACACGCGCCGATGAACGGCAACGCATCGCGGACAAGCTCGCGGCAGTGCCGGATGAGGTGTACCCGGTCGACGTGTTCGGCGGCCCGCTCAGCACCGATGAGTCTCGGGAGGCCAACGAACTGCTGAAAGACGCAGGTCTACCGACGTTCGACCGCGTCGGCGCGAACGCCATGCGCCACGCCTATCGGGTGGCATCACGGCTCGCCCGCGAACAGGAGGACTGACCATGGCCTTACTAGCAGGCGGATTCGGTTCCTACCAGGAGCATCTCGGCGTAGACAACCGCCGCAAGAACCACGCCCTCACTAAGCGAGTCGACGAGCTGGAAACCCTCACGCAGACGCTCACCAAACGGGTCGCCGAACTGGAAGCCGCGCTCAAAGCCCGCGACGAGGCCGACGCCACGGTCGTCGACCTGTACAGGAGGGCCGGATGAACGGGCTGCGGGAGAAGATCGCCGACCTGGTCGATGCGATCTCGCGTAACGAGGTGTCCGAGCCGACCGACGCGGTGTTGCGGGTGCTCGCCGAACACGGCGGCGTTGCGAATCTTCGGGAGCAGATCAGTCTGATGGTCTGGAGGTCCGCTAACAAGCGCGCCGAGCGCGCCGAGGCCGACCTGGCCGCCGCACAGATGGCGCTTCGTGTTGCCCGCCGTCGACTCGACAAGGTGCGGGCGCTGGCAGAACAGACTCGTCTCTATCCGGACACTCTGCGCGCCATCCTCGACGCCCCCGCCCGGCCCGCCGGGCACGACGAGAGCGGGCAGTGATGGACAGCGTGCATCTGCGTGCACTGTCGATGGATCTGGAGGCCGTCACCGGTGCCGACAGCATCCCCACCATCGAGCGCATCTATCGCCGCAATGGACCTGAAGACGGCTCGAGGCCATCGGTCTACGAATGCGTGTTTCCCGATTGCACCGCGGTCAGACGCGACCCCATAGCCATGTGGCGACATGTGCACTTCTCGCGGAAACACGGCCTGTCCTTCGGAGTCACAACCCCCGAAGAAGCGGCTGGACTGGTCGCCGCTTTCGTCCAGACCGCGCCGATTGAGGGGTCGTGATGGACAGCATGCAACAGACCGCGCAGTGCACCGGACTCGCCGCTCGTTGGTGCCCAATCCATGGCGACTGCGTCTGCTCGCAGCATGACGGCGGCTGGGACGCGCTTGACGATCCGGCGTGCCCGCTTCATCAGACATCCAGCACGCACGCGGAACGTCCATCCTCGCCGCCCCACGAACACTACGCCAGCCTCGACCAGCTCGCCCCCGGCGACCGCATCTGGCTCGACGGGGAGTGGCGAGTCGTCCTCGAGGTCAAGTCCATCTCGATCACTCAGGAGGTCGAGGTCGTCGTCTACAGCGACGGTGGCGGTTTCACCGCCCCGGCCGCGCTGCTCGTCCGGCGGGCCGAACGGTGAGCACCGCCGCCAGCATCGTCCCCGGCCTGATCGGATTCGCCGTCCTCGTCGCCCTGTGGCCGCTCGCCGTGTGGATACGCCGCCGCGAATGGCGGGCATTCAGCCGGCGGCACTGGCGAGCCCACCCCAGCATCGACCAGGCATCCCACGACCGACCCGACGACCTGCTTGAACAGGGACGCCGCCTCGCCTCACAGCGGGACGACCTCATCGCCCAAGGTGTCGACCCGTCCGAACTGGAGATGCCGCTCGCGCCGCCACCGGGGCCCGGGCAGGAGGACGGCGGCAGCATCGAGCGGCACAACCAGGAACGGGGGGACAAGTGACGCCTTTGTGGGGTGCGCGCATCAACTGGAAGTGGATCACCTACCGGCTGCGCAATATCCGCCGTTGCTCACACGAGTGGACCACCGGCGACCGCGTTGGCCATAAAGCCTGCCGCCGCTGTGGGACCTGGCGCTGGTTCCCCCTCGTGATTGCGCGCAACCCGCGGGGGGACAAGTGAGCCACTACCGCAACGGCCGCGACTTCGAATACAAGGTCCGCGACGAACTCGCCCGCGATGGCTACGAGATGTTCCGCTCCGCCGGCAGCAAGACCAAACTCGACCTGATCGCCGTCAAGCCCGGCCAACTGCTGTTCGTCCAGTGCAAGCGCACCGACCCGCAGATCAGCCCCGACGACCGGGCCAGGATGCTCGCCCTCGCCGCCATGGTCGGCGCCCTGCCCATCGTCGCCAGCAAACCCATCCCCCGCCGGCCCATCCAGTACCGGCGTCTCACCGGCCCCGGCCCGAAGGACTGGCAGCCGTGGACACCCGACGAGGTGGTGTCGTGACCTACCGCTCCCTCGCCTGGACCGAGGACGCCCTGTGCCGCCAGGTCGGCTCCGAGTTGTTCTTTGTCGACGACGGCGAAAGCGTCGCCCCTGCCCGCCGGATTTGCGCCCGCTGCCCCGTCGCCGACGACTGCCTCAACTACGCGCTGACCAGCATGACCAGCGCCACCGACGTCGGCGGCGTGTACGGCGGCACCACCTACACCCAGCGGCGCAAACTACGCACCCAAGGCAGGGCGGCATGACCGAGCCCTACTACCAGGACGACCAGGTCACCCTCTACCACGGGGACTGCCGCGAGGTCACCGAATGGCTGGCCGCGGACGTGCTGGTCACCGACCCGCCTTACGGCATTCGGTGGAGTAAGCCGAAGCTTCCTGCTAATCGCGCTCTTAGCCGCGGCGAACAGGAGGCCCACGCGGGCATTTTGAATGACGATGACACCTCGGCCAGAGATGAGGTTTTGGCTGCATGGCTACCGAAACCGGCCGCCGTGTTCGGATCGCCCCATCGCCATTTGCCAAGGGACACGAGACAGGCCCTTGTTTGGCAGAAGCCTGCGACCGTCGGCATCTTCGGCACCGTCGCTGGCTTCCGTCGCGACTGGGAGGGCGTCTATCTGCTCGGAAACTTCCCCGCTTCCGCTGCTCAGCGGTCCAGTGTAATCCGGTCGAATGGCGAGAACACCTCCTACTCAAAGGCGAGTGAGGGTCACCCTCATGCCAAGCCGATAGGGCTGCTCTCCGTTCTCATCGACGCCATGCCCGCCGGTGTCATCGCCGACCCATTCGCTGGTTCCGGCACCACCCTTGTCGCCGCCCGCAACCTCGGCCGCAAGGCGATCGGGGTGGAGATCGAGGAACGCTACTGCGAGATCGCTGCCCGCCGCCTGTCCCAAGGCGTGCTGGAGGTGCAGCCATGAGCACCGTCACCCTGGCCGACCTCGCCGACGCGCCCCGCTGGGACGGCGCCAAATGCCGCGCACACGATCCCGAGCTTTGGTTCCACGACGCCGAAACCAACCGCGACGCCAAGAAGTGGACCGCCAAAGCCATCGGCATCTGCGAAGGCTGCGACCTCATCAAACGGTGCGGCGACTTCGCGCTCGAGCAGCGCATCCCGTTCGGCGTGTACGGCGGTATGAGCGCCAAGGAACGCGAGAAGCGGCGCCGGCAGATACGGGAACAACAGAACAGGAACAGGAGCCAGCAGTGATCAAGCGCGTCGACAGAGGCAAGAACCACTGGTACATCGACACCGACACCGGCCAACGAGTCCCAGGCGTCACCAGCTTCACCGACAAGGGCATCCCCAAGCCCGCCCTCATCAACTGGGCAGGCAGCGCCACCGCCGAATATGCCGTCGACCACTGGGACGAACTATCAGAGCTCAGCCCGTCGGTTCGGCTCAAGACCCTCCAAGGCGCCCGCTACGCAGCCAAGGACGCCGCCGCCAACAAGGGCACCAAGGTCCACGACCTGGCGCAGCGACTCGTGCACGGCGACCAAGTCACCGTCCCCGACGAACTCACCGGACACGTCGAATCGTACGTGCGGTTCCTCGACGAGTTCGACGTCCGCCCCATCCTCGTCGAGCAGACCATCCACAATGCCGCGCACAACTACTGCGGCACCTTCGACCTGATCGCCGACCTGCTCGACCCGGACGATCCCGAACCTGATCCAGAGCAGCGGCGCCGACTGACCTGGCTACTGGACATCAAGACCAACCGCACCGGCATATACGGCGAGACCGCCCTGCAGGTCGCCGCCTACCGCTACGCCGAGTGCTGGATCGACGAGGACGGCGAAGAGCACGACATGCCCGAGGTCGACATGGCCGGCGCCGTGTGGGTCCGCCCCGACGGATACGACCTCGTGCCACTCGAAGTGGACGAAGTCCAGTTG